CCACTGTTAGGTGGAGTGATTGATCCTGGGTAGTAGTTTTTGAACGTAGGTTTTAATGTAGTTGGATCGTTGTAGAATGTTCCCCAGAACGCTCCTAAGTTTAATACTAAACCAGCTGTTTGCAAGTCTACGTATCCTGTACCTGTATTAGGCGAACCTACTAAAGCACCTTGGAATATTACACTCGCATCACCCGGACTGATATTATAAGAACTCATTCCAGTGGAATCATCTTGCTGACCAACTGTCTTTAACGGTCTAAGACCGAAAGCGGCATCTTGATTAGCCATATTATTTTCCTCCGTTAGCACCTGCCCTTACGGGCCTCCAGTGCGGTTAATTTGTTCCGTTGATAGTAAATGTTAAAAAACTTTTACTTACCACCGAAAGATTTGCTAGAGCGGCTATCATAACTGATAGGCATGCTCGGGTGCTGATCCTTCAGTAGATCGTTTTTGACTGCTTCGTCTCTTTCCATAGCTTTTTCACTATAGTATTTTTGACGTGCCTTCGCGACCTCGTTAGGTATTCTGGCCAGCAACAGACCTCCGACTCCGATCACTCCCTTGTGTTTGCCATCTTCAACTATTGGATAACCCGAATTTTTATACTCTGAAGCCATTACTAATTCATATCCTGATCTTAATTTACCA